CCAGACGAACCAGTTGATCCACTTGTGCCACTGCTACCAGATGTGCCAGAAGTACCAGACGAACCAGTCGATCCACTTGTACCAGACGAACCAGTTGATCCACTTGTGCCACTGCTACCAGATGTGCCAGAAGTACCGGACGAACCAGTCGATCCACTTGTACCAGACGAACCAGTTGATCCACTTGTGCCACTGCTACCAGATGTGCCAGAAGTACCAGACGAACCAGTCGATCCACTTGTACCGGACGAACCAGTCGATCCACTTGTACCAGACGAACCAGTTGATCCACTTGTACCAGACGAACCAGTCGATCCACTTGTACCAGACGAACCAGTCGATCCACTTGTACCAGACGAACCAGTCGATCCACTTGTGCCACTGCTACCAGATGTGCCAGAAGTACCAGACGAACCAGTTGATCCACTTGTGCCGCTGCTACCAGATGTACCAGACGAACCGCTGGTTCCATCTGTTCCCGACGTACCGGAAGATCCGCTTGTTCCAGAAGACCCACTCGTTCCACTGCTCCCGTTTTCGCCCGAGGTTCCGCTAGTTCCGGAATAACTCAATGCATACGATGCAGTAACCGCCCAACTAGACGTACCATACAAAGAAGCAGTAAGTCCTCCCTGTATAGAAACACTTCCAGTAACAATCATCGAGGCTGAAGCAAACAAGGAACCGGTAAATTCTATAACATCCGCATTAGTTGATAATACTGTTTGACCCGTTGGGCTAATTAAATTTGTAGAGCCGGATACTGTCAGCGAACCGGTGATATAAACACTACCAGAAACATAATCGATAGAACTTGAAACATACTGAACATACAAATTCGTTACTGTTATGTTTGAAGCAGTAATCTGTCCAAAAGTTACATTATTGGCACTGCTAAATGCTACTCCGCCTCCATTGCTGAGTTGAAATGAACTGGTGACCATGTTTTCTGGAGTATATCCAGAAGTACCACTTGTACCGGATGACCCCGATGTACCGGAAGTACCACTGCTACCAGATGTTCCACTGCTTCCACTTGTTCCAGATGAACCGGAAGTACCACTAGTTCCACTGCTTCCAGATGTTCCACTCGTGCCAGATGTCCCACTTGAGCCACTCGTTCCAGTTGATCCAGAAGAGCCACTCGTTCCAGTTGATCCAGACGACCCAGAAGTTCCACTTGAACCAGTAGAACCACTTGTTCCACTTGAACCATTTTCTCCACTCGATCCAGAAGAACCGGCAGTTCCACTTGAACCCGTAGAACCACTTGTTCCACTTGACCCAGTAGATCCGCTTGTACCGCTTGACCCATTTGCACCACTTGTACCACTTGACCCATTAGCGCCGCTCGTACCACTAGATCCGGTTGTACCACTTGTACCACTACTTCCAGCCGTTCCAGAAGAACTTCCTCCTACCATCAAAGCGGCTGAAAACCAAGTTCCAGAACCATCGGAAGTGCCGTATTGAAGATTTCTGCTAATGCCAGTATTTTGATAAATAGTAAAATCTACATAATCTGTTGTTCCATTAAGATAAACTATTTTTGTAAACCCAAGCCATTGCCCTTCTCCGGAAGTATTATTAGGAGTTTGATGAATGGCAAAAGTAGATCCGTTCTTTCTTGCCTGTAGATTCATCTGACTGTTTGTTGATCCAGGATCGGCAAACCACGCTCCGGCGGCAATCATATAATAACCCGCAACAGTTGGTGTAAATCTATCCGTAGTCGTATTCCACCAGTTTTGTGGATCAAAATCATCTACAAAATCAATAATAGTATCTGTACTACTTGGAATTGACTGGTTGGCGGTCAATTTTCCTTGTACAACATATTCACTTGGAGTCAGCCCAGAATATCCACTTGTTCCGCTTGATCCGGTCTGCCCACTTGTACCACTGGATCCAGTTGAACCGGATGTACCGCTAGATCCCGAAGAACCACTTGTTCCACTAGAACCTGTGGATCCACTTGTACCGGATGACCCGTTTTGCCCACTGGTTCCACTTGAACCTGTTGACCCGCTTGTTCCAGAAGACCCGGTTGAACCAGATGTTCCAGAAGAACCACTCGTTCCACTGCTACCTGAAGATCCACCAGTTCCGGACGAACCAGAAGAACCACTCGTTCCACTGCTACCTGAAGATCCGCTAGTTCCAGATGAACCACCTGTGCCAGACGTTCCAGAGGTTCCACTAAAATTCAAAGCATATGATGCAGTAACTGCCCAACTTGAAGTGCCATATACACTACCTGTTATTCCACCATTTACATTTAAGCTTCCAGTCAAAAATACATCACCTATATTTTCCGAGTTTGTAGTAATCGCAGATATGATTACGTCTTCAGCACTACTAGATTTTCTTAAAAATATACGACCATCGGGTACGTTTATAGCAAACTGACCAACGCCCAATGATGCTGTTGTTGGTATTGAACCTGTTGCTAAACTGCGTAAATGTATGATTTTATCTGCCATTTGTTATAAGTATTTAGGTATGTATATGTTTTGTAGTATATATTTTATATATTATAAGCCATATCTACCTTTTATGGCGTCATAATTTTGTTTTACTTCTGCTGCGGAAAGTGCTCGGAAATATAGTTGAGCGATTGATATGCTACCTTGATGTAGACGTTGCGGACCACGAAACTCTGAACCGCCAATACAAACTGGATATACAGACGATGGATTAAAAGTTACACCATCAACAGAACTTATATTAGCCGATCCGCTTATTGGTTCAGTCTCTCCGTTAAAATATAATTTTATATCTGAACTTCTATCTATCACCGACGTAGTCATGATCCACGTATTTAATGGCAATGTAGTGGATGTACCATAAACTGAAAAAAAATACGATGTGGTGTCATTATATCCAGAGAACGATGCGTGCATTTTACCGTTGACGTAACCGAGAGGAAATGCCGTACCGACTCTTGGAAAAACGCCAATCTGATATCTGGTATTTGCATCAGATACACTTATCTTTGACCATACATTTACAGTGACATCATTTGTTCCTATATTGTTTAGAGTATATGGAAATTTTCCTATAATAACAACGTCATCGACTCCGTCAAAGACAATACTGCCGCCATTATTATTACTGTAAATTGGGCCATTGAACAATGAACCGCTGTTATTATTTCCACTCAAATCAAACCAAGTACTGCTGCCACTAACATAACTATATGGATTAGCAGCATCAAGATGCATAACAAGACCATCTCTTACAATATCTGGCGGGCCTTTTCTAACAAAAAAACTACCAGCATTATTTACATTTCTTAACTTTAGCGTTGTAGCATTTGTATTTGAACGTAACGTTAGTGGCATATCAATAAAAACCTCCGTCTATATAACTTGCCGTAAAAGCATATGAAGCAGTCGTTGCTGTGCTGGCATTTCCAACTAAGGTCGCAGTCAGAGTAGATTTATTTTCCCATTTAAGTGAAGTATTATCATAAACCAACGGTTGACCATCTGTTGGACCGGAGATGAGTACATCGCTTAATCCCGACAATGTTTGCGTTATTACCGACCCACCGCCGCCACTACCACCTACCGATCTAAACAATCCACCAGGAATAATCTTAAAAGACGTAGCAACAGTAAAATCTGCATTATTTCTTACAATTATTGCACCAAGATAAACTGCATTCGCGGCAGTATTAGGCGCTTCAACAAAACTTTCTATGTTAAGATTTGCAATAGCATCTGCCTGAGTTGTATATTCCACATTTCCATAATATACAACAATTGCTTTAGCTACGCTATTTGGAAACCAATATACTCTTTGTATGCTCCACTTGCGATTAGAACCTGTACCAGTAACCGGTGATAATACTCCATTATTACTATATTTAGTTGGGTCTATCGACGCATATCCCAAACCATTGTTTGTGTTATATACCCACGAAGATCCGGTTTGATGATACCTGAAGATTTTTGATACTGTTGTACCGCTATCTGTCGCATAGCTTGGGTTATTTGGGTCTATTGTATAATTTGCACCATCTGCAAACGCTGTTCCGCTACTTACAACCAAACTTCCTGTCGATGATCCACTTGGTGCAAAATTAAATCCACTCAATTTCAATGCACCAAATGCTCTTGTAAAAATACTTTGCCGTTGTTTGAACCCATACGCGACACTTGGTTGTGTTTTTGTACCATTGATGGTTGAATGGTTTTGATGCAAAACTAAACCAATTGGAATTAGTGTATCAAATTCTCCATCATAAAATGGTGCGCCCTGTGCATAAATACCACCTGCGCTTGTAATAGCAACAAATGTTTGGTCATACGATGCACTTGTTGGAGCAATACTTGCACTTAAAGCTGGCCAATTTATATATTGTATAATTGGATATGGATCGTCATTTACCGACGCATTTAGGTTAACAATAATACCACTACCACTTGCTATTTGGTATACTGTTGATGATTGAGTTGTAATCAATCCACCGTGCAGCAATCCTGTATAAAGATTACCTTCTAACCAACGAAGGCGAGTTGTATTGTTATATCCATCGCCATTTTGAGTAAAATATAAATCGTTGGTACTACCAGAAACATAAATGTATGACGCTGAGATATTTTGGTTTATATTTGTGTTTACTGAATTAAAGCGAATGTACCCATCGTGTGTTGTATCGCCATATATTCTAACAGTTGGATTGTTAGTACCATATGCGCCAGAAATAATCAAACTTCCACTTAATGTTGTATTACCAAACAAAGTATTATTTCCAACTTGAGTTGTACTACCGGAAACAGAAAATGAACCAGTCTGAGTAAAACTTCCGATGTTTGTTACTGTTCCAATTAGAGATTTACTACCGCTAATATTTACAGAACCAGTAAGACTGGTCGTTTCTGTAACATGAAGATTTGCTACTGTAAATTGCGAAGCAGTTAAACCGCCATCAACGTGCAATCCATTGGAGATATACGCAGAACCACTTACTGTAAGTTTGGATGATGTAACAAATGTGCCTACCTGTAAACTGCCAGAAATATATACATCTTCCTTAAAACTGGAAGTTTGTAATGAAATTAGCCCCTTACGTGCTACAAATTCGTTAGACATAATAGCACGCCTTTCTTGTTTCCATCAATATGGAAACACACTCTACACACTGACTGTAAATTTTATTGTTTTTCATGTTTTCTTGCTTCACTATCCACAAGAAAACCGATGCAACTTTATTTAATGTTTACATCAGTATTCTTGTTATTCTTACGGACCAGTTTCCGGATGCTGGCGTAGCCACCAGAGTTACATTGTTTCCACCGTCAATTGCAGCAGATAGCACAAGTGGGTTGGTGTTACCAATATCAACTGTTGAATATTCTGTAAATACAGTGACATTACCTGTACTGTTCCATGCGGCCATTACTTCACTTGCTCTATAATTTCCGCTACCATCTCTTATACTTACAAACCATTTTGCAGCATACCCGGCAGTATCGGCAAATGAATCAATTACGGTCGGGGTAGTTATGCCGGTAATTTCATTTGTAATTACTGTGGCAGGAGTTCCAGAAGTATTGATAGTTAATGAGTCAACTGTGGTTGGGCCATCAACATTCAAAGATCCTGTTATAGATACACTGCCAGTAAATTGCTGGGTGTTTGTTAAACTATTTCCAAAAATGTTACTGCCAGATGCATATACAACGGAAGATGTTACTGTTACCACATTCAAGTTTGTTACTTGAATTGCCGACGCGGTAATTTGATTTACGTTAATACTTGCACCGGTTAATAGACTTTCCGCTTTTATAGCATAAGACGCAGTGCCAGCAAACTGACTTGTGCTATTTATTCCCGTAACATTACTATATGCAACAGACAGGGCAACTCCAGCGGTATCTGCGTAAGAAGCAGTACCAGCAAATGTATCGGTGGTTGATTCATCGACATTTGCCCACGCGACATAGGATGCCGTTTTAGCGTTGATTGCATACGATGCCGTCGCATTTGGGTTAACGTTTAATGCGAACGACGAGGTAATCGCGAAATTGGCATACGAAGCAGTACCAGCAAATGTGTCTGCCGTTGATTCATCAACATTGGCCCAAGTAATATATGAAGACGTTTTTGCAAGAGATGCATATGACGCAGTACCTGCAAAAGTGTCTGTAGTAGATTCGTCAACATTTGCCCATGCGACATAAGACGCAGTACCGGCGAACGTGTCTGTACTGCTCTCATTTACATTGGCCCAGTCAATATATGACGAAGTTTTGGCTTGTGTTGCATATGACGCAGTGCCAGCAAATGTATCGGTAGAACTTTCATCGACGCTTGACCAAGCAACATACGAGGCAGTTTGTGCGTTGTATGCCCAAGATGATGTTGCGGGAAGGCCAATTACATACGACGCACTTAATGCGTGCGAAGCAGTTATTGCCCAACTTGATGTTAAATAAGCATAACTGCCGGTAATATCTCCGACGACGGTTAAACTGCCGGACACTATTCCATTGTTTTGTACAGTTGCGTCGCCACGTACAATCAATCCGTTTCTTACAATAAGTTCGTTGCTCATAGGTTATGGTTTTCTATATATTATAAATATAACGGTTGATTTGAAAGTAGTTTTTATATAACAAAACGTAGCATTTTTACCGTCCAAGATCCAGAGGTAGGATATGCTACCAATCTTACATTACCCCCACTAATATTCACGGACATAAACGAAGGTACTGTACCCAATGCATTTGTTGTATATTCGGCATGATTTGTATTGTTAGTGTTAGGATCCCACACGGCTAAAAGTTCGCTAGTTTTAAAATTAGAGCCACTTCCTATAGAAAGTAGCCATTTTGCTGTATTTCCCCAACTTTTACTAAAACTGTCGATGACAGTAGATTGGTTTTCGGATGCTGTAGCGACACTGCAATTCATATACGCCATCGTGTTGTTGGTAAGCAACAACTGATATGATCCAGAAGCACTGCCCGTAGCAAATGGACTTGCATTTACCACCAACCCATTTTGAACTATGAAAAAATTGTCCATAATATTATACCATCATTCTGATCATCTTTAGCGTCCAAGTACCGGACAACGGAGTGGCAACAAGGCTTACAGAACCAGAAATCACGTTTGATACAGACATATGTACTGGAACAGAACCAATCTGATTTACTTCTGTATTATTAAACTTGACTGCATAATTGTTCCAACTTGCCACAACTTCTGTTGTCTTAAAGTTTAGATTACCGTCGTTTACGGAAACTAGCCATCTTGCGGCATTGCCGGATCCTATCGGAATTGTGTCTATAGCAACAGAACCTGAATCTGGATTTACTCCGTTTATTATGTTTGTAGCGAAAGAACCGGTTGTTCCGCCACCAATAATATTAATGCTGTTAAATGTTCCACCAATTCCACTTACGTTAACATAACTTGCAGTAAGTGCATAATTTGCATAATTAGAATTTCCTGCATTTATGGCATAATTTGCGTTCTGCACTATGCCTCCAAATTGTGGTTTTTGCGGAAGCACATCCGGTGCAAATGTAACTGCTCCAACTTTTGCAAGTTCTTCCGCTTTCTTTGTAAGTTCTGTCGCACTAAGGTCTTTTAGATCAATCATCGATTCATTTACACCAAAAACAACTTTGCGAATAGTAAATGCTTTTTCTACGGTGGATTTATAATTCTCAAATTTTTCTGGAAGCAAATACGCATAACACATCAAACTAAATGTTGCTTTTACTGCTCTATCTTGTCCCGCATCAACCATAGTTTCAAAATTATAATCACTGATGCTTGTTCTAAACTTGTATCTATTTTTGTCGCCCCAATAATCTTCCGTAGAAAAGTTTACTGCTTCCACTATTTCGTTGCATTGCTCTACAAGATTTGTCCAAATAATAAATTCATAATTTACAATAACATGATCGGGCATAGCCACAGAATACATTTCTTGTCGCTTGCTAAATCCAGTCATTATAGAAAACTTGTCATACTTGTTCTTTTCGCTAAACTTCCTCATTACCGGATATTGAAGATAGCGATTTAGTGTGGTTAGATTATCATTTCTTTGTACAGTGCTGCGACGAAATGCTATTGCTGGGCATTGCATTTTTCCATTTTTATCACGCAATGCTCCATCTTGTCTTATTGCTTTCCATCTTTCTGGAGAAGCATAGTTGATAGGAACTTTTACCTGTCTTCCAGAATCAACAATAGTTGGACTTATAACAGTGTCTATATAACTCAATATAGTAGAGTCTATGTCAATAAGTTTTACGCTGAAATCTTTTTGATCGTCGTTGTCTCTGCGTATGTTATATGCTCTGTTTTGATTTGCTTCTGGACCAAACACAGGAGGACCAACAATAGATGGTGCTTCCTTTTTCATACCAGACATCTCTGGCCCGCTATTTACATTATTTGGCGGTCTATTGATTATTGGTTTTGGAATGTTGCCGCGCCAGGCCATAAATTATTAATCGTTCCTTTCAAGTACATTCAACGATGTAATCTTTGTATAATGTCCGTTGCATATTATGCTATGACTCTTGTCTGGCTGTCCGCCGAGCAACTGCTCTTGAACAACGTTGTCTATTTCATAATAACGATCATTGAACAATACAATGTCTCCAATTTCCGGATAAAAGTTTACTTGCTTTAGCATTTTTTCACGCATCTTAAAGACATAATCCTGATTTCTGCTTGGACCAAAATCATCATATTCGGCGGTCATATCTGCACGTTCAACAAGCGAAGATATTTGTATTGCTGGCATATACCATTTTCCGGATTCTGCGGAAGTTTCACCATATATGTTGGTTTTTGTTTCGGTTGGAGAAATCTTGAACACTTGAATGAGAACTTCAACAATGTCTCCCATCAATTCTGCATTTAATGAATTGACCAGATTTAAATCTCTTTGTGAAAAATATCTTCCTCGTAGTCCCATAAATAATATTATATATTATAAATATCATTTAGCAGTTGCTTTATTGAAATAACCGGAGTTTCTTCGCGAATTCTTACAATTTTGATGTTATTTTTTTCTGCTATGAGGTCTTTTTCTCTATCATTATAAAAATTATCAATTTGCCATTTATATTGACACTCTTTGATTGACGCGGGATGCCAAAATTTACCGTCAAATTCCAATAATACATTTTCCTTTGGTAGATACGCATCATATATTTTTCCACCAAGTTCATATTGCGGTATATATATAATATTCTCTTGAGATAGAATATTGTAGTACCTTGTTTCCAGAGAAGTTTCTTTTTTTCCCCAAGCCGCTTCAAATCCCTTGTGAGATATATTAAGCAAATGTTTTTTCCATTTTTCCGGATTATTTTGTTTTACTTTTTTCCAAGTATTACCTACCTTCTTTTTCGCATCAACGTTATTTTTCCAATAAAGTTTTTTACTTTCTGAAATTTTTTTATTACGCTCTGGGGTATACATTTTTTTCTTAACTTCTGGATTTTTTAGTGCATTGCTGATACTCGCTGACATTTTTTTCTTTGTAATCTCAGATAAAGGTTTATTGCAAACCGCGTCTTCAAATTTTTTTCTAACCTCCGGTCTTGCCATAGCATTTTTTGTGGCGATTGAGGTTTTTATTCTTTCTTCTGGATTTTTAAATCTCTGTCTCGCTTTTTCGGACATTTTAATTTTTGCCAAACGCCAGGCATCTGTTTCCAGAGGACAGTCCGGATAATCTAAAAGAAACGATTTTTCATCTAAATAACCGTGTTCTGTTATGTGTTTTTTTATTCTACCCTTTACTTGTTTAGAGCAGACTGGACATACAATGTAAGAATTTATTTGCATATCCAATAAATATAAAGCCAACCATTAAAACTCCTATATAAATTCCGAGAGGAACTTTTTGTAGAGTTTCTTGCAGACGAGCGGCTTCTTCTGCTCTCATTTCCATTTGAGCCTTTCTACCGGTTGCCTCCAAGTTTTCTCTGAGTTGAGTGACAAGATCTGTTTTTTCCGCAGTTGCTTCTGAGCGAAGTTCTGCTCCATCCAGTGTTACTTCTGCACCAGGAATAGGTATGCTACTATACTTTTGGCGTATTGCTCCAAGAACTTCCTTGCATAATGCCAAGAAGTATTTGCGTATCCATTGTCTACCTACGCTGTTGATGCTGCCATATGGTATGACATTATATGGAACGTTACTGTAATCTCCGATCACAGGAGAAGATACAGCAGAACCAGAAGCGTTGTAATAAGAACCCGAGCCGCTAATACCTTGAGCATCTCTTTCATTTTTTACTAAGTATTGGAAATACATTCTGAAATCGTAAGTTGGAATAGGAAACAGTTTCAGTTTGTTGTTTATTATTTCAAAGCTCCAAGCAGATTTACGCACAAGGTCATTGAACTCAATGGCCTGCATACGCAGCAAATCTTCAAATATAGGAGTCATCAAAAATTGTGTAGCAGGAGAATAACCAGCAAATCCCATTTCGTTTAAGACATTGCTATAACTCATACCAGTCATACTAAATGGATCATAGATACGAGCAGCAGCCGGTGAAGCGCTGTGAAAAATTCTACGAATTTCTATGCGATTAAAACTTTCACTGACATCTCCCCACAAAGCCTGCAAATCGTATGTTTGTGTTCCCTGCTTGGCGTCAATATATCCTTTTTTCCAATCAACATTTCCACCAACACCAAACTCAGTTCCATATCCTTCAGCAATCTTTATCATGTTTGGCAATCCACTGCCAACTACATTTGTTTGTGTAATATTTGTACTGGTCGATGAACCTTGTAATACTCCGATGTTATTGCGAATATTAAACTGATTTACTTGAGCACTATACTCATACACCGCTTCTTCAAAGCAGGCATAGAAGTTTACATCAATCATTTCTATGTCTGTGATCGGATAGCCCAATCTTGTTGCTGCCCATTTTGCTGCCGCAGGTGCGTCGGTTTGAAATACCGGATCTGCTTCAAAGAAACCAAATGGTGTAAGTCCGCTGCCAGAGGTTATAGCGGAACCAGACCCTGGCCAGCGAACTCTATCCTGATCAATAGTATAATTTATGCTTGTGTCTGCCATATTATTATATAAATATATCCATCTGCTCTAAATGAGACAGTATGTTATAAATTATAATATGTTATCCAGCCCAAGGAGTTTTATCTTTAGACCATTCTGCCCTTGGCGCTCCGACAATTCGCTTACCTCTTCCATTGATTTCATAGCCCCATTGATCGTAGTTAGGAACCTTTGCGGGTGCATCTTTACCAACAAGTTTCGCACGAGTAATAATAGTCTGAGGTTGTTGGTTATACTTACTTGGTTGATGAGCCTTTACAGTTGCTTGCAATTGATATGTTTTTCCAACTTCAAACCCCATGTCATTTGATGCAAAATACACAACTTCGTTACCAGACGGATCATTGAAAACATACATATAGCCCACGCCATACTGAGACTGGAATGGCTTTGACACTCTGACTGTACCATCAAATGTGATTTTTTCTCCAACATTTCCGATGTATGTTTTAGTCTTTGCATCTTCCGCGTTCTGTCTTTCGCGTTCTACATTGGCTTGATCTCTAAGATACATTCCAAGCAATGAGGCATGATAACCAGCATTCTTATACTGGATTGCACTTGCATTAGCAATAACTTTCATGTTCTGAAAATAATTTGCCAATTCCGGTTTTTGATCCGCGAGCGCATCCCAATCTTTCGTTTCTTTCCATTCCTCAATTTTTTTTGCTAACTCTGTTGCTTTTGGTCGTAGTGCATCTACTTCTTTTTGTAAATCTTTGTCTCTGTTAGACCGTATATTTTTGGCGAGGTCTGCCGTTGAAATTTTAGATCCTTCACCGCTATCCATATTTTGTCTCGCTTTTGTACCAGAAATATATTTTCCTTCCATAAAATACGCGATACAAATATAAACCAAAAAATCGCTGGCACTATAATACTTTGAATTGCCTCCACCCATACCCATTCCGCCACCATCGTGCATATCTTCGGCACCCACCGCAATATTAAGGGCTTTTCCGAGTATAGATGCATAATTCAATATTTCTTTCGGATCAACATCCGGCATGAAATTCTTTAAGCAGTTTCTCCCGACTCTCTTGAATTCGCCGGTTTTTGTATCTTTTAGTACAAACGTGTTATTTCTATCACGCTTTGTGTGACAATGATCACAGGTTGCACCAGCAGTGCGATATTCCGATGGTAAACTCTTTATGCCGATATCAGGAGAAATATTGATAATATTTCCCTCTGGGCTATGTTCTATGTTTGCTATAAATTCATAACCGCCGATAATTGGGGACTTACCTTCAATTTTTACAGAATAGATTACTATTATATCATTATATTCGGACTTTGGATCTTTAGATTCTCTCTTTCCAACTATCTTTAATGTTAATGGCTCCGTTTTAAGTTTTGCCGCTTTTTTATTTAATCTCTCCAATTCAGACTTAATGTAATTCAATCCAACGTCGTTGACTTCAAACGTATCTTCCAACGTTTTTTCTGTCATTTTTTTGTCAATCTGAAGAGCACCGCCTTCAGCATCATTCTCCAAATATATTGATTCTAATATTCGTTTTAATAGCATAACAATAAATATATATAAATTAGATAAAAATTGTATATTTATATAGTATGATAAAATTAAAAGATATACTAATAGAAACCAAAATACTTAAGGAAAACGCACAAGAAATAAATGCGTTGATGCAAGTACTAAGCGACCGCCCGGATCTAGTTCAAACTGCCATATCTGCAACGGAATATTCGGATAAGCCAATCAACGAGAACATCTTAAAAAGTCCGCGAATATTAAGAAAAATTGCTGCCATGTTACTTGCTGCGGGAATATCCGCCAATGACTTGAGTGCGGACGACGATATTCAATCAAAAATACATAGTATATTTTCCAAGGAAAAATCTGGACAAACTCCTCCGGTGCGTTTTGTTATGCCACCGTCAAGCAATGTATACGATAAAAATCATGCTTATAATAAAGGTGCAAGTGACAAGGTTCCTGCTCCATACAATCAAAACGTAAAAAAGAGAGAGATCGACGCAAACAAAATAGTATTCAATGATGAATTTATAAATAAATTAGCAGATGCGATATATCGGGCAGAAGGAGGGGCAAAATCTAAATCTCCATATGGCGTGTTATCTATAAAATTAAAAGGAGCCACGCCAGAGGCGAAAAAGGAAGAAGCACGAAAAATAACAATAACTTCTATAAAAAATAATTGGAATAGATGGTTAAAAACAGACAAATCAAAAAATTTCATTGATTTCATGGCGGATAGATGGTGTCCTATATCTGCCGATCCGGTCGGAAATAAAAACTGGAAAAATAATGTAAAAAGGATAATGGGAATGCCAACAAAATAAAATAACTATGAAAAAACTAATAGGATTATTGATATTAGCATCGGCACTATTGCTTACCGGCTGTGCCACTACGGGTCAAGTTCGTGAAATACCACCACCTTCTGCACCAAGAGTAGTGGTTGTATATCCAGAATATTATACTCCAATGTATATTCATTGGCGGTTTGATATTGGTCGCGGCTGGCATCATTATCATCACCATCATCCTAGATGGAGAAGATAATATAAAATACAACAAAGGTTATGCTATATAAGAATCTTGATATTTGCGGCAAATCACCAAAAGGTGGCATATTATGGAGCAGTGAAGAACTTGCCGATTTTATTGGAAAATTTTCTGCAAATAACGCACGAGATCTTTCGGATAAAAAATATAAGATAATATCACTTGGAGATTGTTGCTTTACTCGCCAAATGCTTACATGGATGGGAATAAAACCGTCAAAAGCAAATGGGGAATTAACTCATCCATTTGATTTGTCGGCAAATAGTTTGAGTAACATTGCCGATTGTATATACAACGACTTTAAACACTTCTGTGATCCAGAATTTATAAAAAATAATACTCACACATTATATGGTGGATCTTATCCCCACGACGAGTCCGATATGATAGAAAATGATGCGGCGAAGTTTAGAATAACATATCTTCGTCGCATATCCAATTTTTATGAAGACGTATATTATACAAAATCTTCGCTATTTTTTATAAATGTAAATGAATCTCGCGGAGAAGAACTTGTAAATAATGCTGAAAAAATGATAGCCACATTACATACAAAATTTAGTAACATAAACTATAAGTTTGTTATGGTGAATGGTGTAGGAGAAAAATCTCCACTCGCATTTGATGGCGAAAAAAACATATACATAAATTGCGACAAACCATATGAAGAATATAGATGGCACGAGAGCAAACATCTACACACGGATGCGGGTATGGAATACGCTTGCGATTTTTCTTTTAAAATAAAAGAAGTGTTAAAAAAATACGCATAATATTTAAACCGAATCGCAATAAAAAAGACCCGCCTTTCGGCGGGTCTTTCTGTTTTGAACGATTATCCCGTTCTTGAAGAAGATTAGACTTCGTTCAAGTTGCCGATGATGATCTTTCCGTAGAACTCTGGACGGATCATCTTCTTGGCATAACGTGTCATCACGCCACGGCGTGGTGTGAAGTTCACTGGGTCGTACACCAATGGTGTCTGAATCAGTGGGATGTATGGAGCATATACTGCGCCGGTTTCTAGGAAGTTGCTTCCACGGAAACCAACCAACATGACGTTGTCGGTCATGTATGGGTTCTTGTAGATGGTCCAACGATTGCTCAAGGAACCAACCTTGGCAACACCCATTGCGAACTTGGCTTGATCGCCGTCCGTGTTGGTTGTGAAGCCAGGGATGCTTTCGATGATGGTAGCAACGTCTGGGCTGCAAACTAGGAAGTTTGCACCACCACGCAGGGTCAACTGGTGGATCTTGTTGCTGACCTTCTGAATCTTGTTGCCCAATGTCTGGAACCAGGTGCTCTTGACATAGGCGGTACGGTTAGCAGCGGTGTCTGCGAACAAGCCAGTTGTGGCGTTGTATTCAGCACCGATACGAGCGGACCAGTATTCAGTTGTTACTGCTGGAGCATTGACCAGCAACATATCGAGGATTTCGAGATCGATTTCCATTGAAACGTATTCGCTCAATAGAGCAGTAAGTTCTGCTTCTGCGTCGATTGAGTGATATGCGTTCAAGTCCTGTGCCAATTCTGGTGTCCAGACGGCCTTCAACTTACGGGTCTTTGCAACGATGGCTTCAGACTTAAGTTCTAGGTTTACTTCTGGAATACCAACATCGGCATATAGACCGGAAGTTCCAGCGCCTGCGGAAGCAGCGTTGTCTTCGAAGTCGCCACGACTTGTGTCTGCTGGCTGCTTGTGATACTTTACCAATACGGATTCGGTTGCGGTCAGAGCAGATGCGGAAACAACGAAGTAAACGTAATCTCCAGATGTGCTTGTGAATGCTGGATAGAAATCTACGATTCCGGATCCAGAGACGGTGAATGCACGAATACCATTGGCGTCAAAGTTTGTATCAGCCAAGTCAACGCGGACTTTGCGGATAGAACCAGCAGCAGCAGAAGCACTCAGTTCTGGGGTGAAGTTTGTATCAGCCCAAGAAGCGGTTGTTACTGCGGATGTTTCTGTTGACGACTGGTCGTTGATGGTATAGCCAAAACGACCCTGACCATATAGACCATTAACGGCGCTATCGGTCGAACCCAATTTTGTACCAGTTCCGCCAAATAGCGAATTACCGCTAAACGCTGGCTTACCGGCTTGATCGGTGCCATACTTGAAGTCTAGATAGAATACTAGACCGGATGGTAGGTTCATTGGCTGAACGCTTACGAATTCCTTGGCAGCAATTTCAGCAAAAACACGGCGAACCAATGGTAGAGCAACGCCTGCCCACTGTTCACTGTTGCTTGAAGTTCCTGTACGGGTAGCTTCGTCGATTAGTTGTTTAGCCTGATTTTCCAGAAGAATGGACATGTGTGACTTTTCCATGTCGCTCTTGATACCTTCTAGAAGACCAGTTTTTTCCCATTTGGAAACAAGTCCACGGGTTTCGGTCATGAGCTTAACCATTGGATTGGTTGTCTCAGTTAGTAGTGATTTAATATCTGACATAATTTTCCTTTATTAAGGTTTGATTGTTGATTTATGAACGAATACCTGCGAGCTTCTTGAAGCGGTTTGCCATTTCGGCACCTTCCGAGATAACTGCTGGTTTTGTTGGTTTGGTTGATGCAACCGGTTTGCTGGCTAGACCTTCGGTGATAGTCTTGACGGTTGTTGATACCTTCTTTGCAGCAGGAGCAACTTCCTTCTTGGCACCGAAACTAAACGATTCAGCCAATGTAGCGTAAACGAGTTTGGCTTCACGAACAGACTTCGTGAGGTCAAATGATTCGATTACTTTCAATTTCTGCGCGTTGTTCAAGTTTGCTTGTTTGAACAATTTGTTCGTATATAGCAACTTGGCATTGAGCAGGTTTACTTCATTGATGCGGTCCCGTAGATAAACGACTGCGCTACGGTATTCTTCATTTTCCTTCTTCAACGAAATGTTTTCTTTGATGATGGCTTCGTCGGTCTTTTTCTTTTTGTCATCGTCTTCGCCTTCATCGTCTTCTCCTTCTTCGCCTTTTTTACCTTTTACGTAAGGCTTCAATTGCGGAGGAACTTCTCCTTCAGCAACGGTGTCAGGATCTTCTTCAGAAAGAAGTTCTTCCAGATCAACCATTTCTTCTTCTAGTGGCAATCCACCGGTGGCTTGGGTTTGTTCTGGATTCTGTTGTGTGGCGTCGCCGTGACCTTCCAATGGCATGTTTTCCATTGGATTTGATTCTGCCTGCATTCCGCTCACGCTATCTTCAAGTTCTTTTAGAATTTCATCCAAAGATTCTTCTGTGATTTCTTCGCTTTCTTCAAGAGCAACTTGGTCATTGTCTGGACCTTGCGGGTCTTTTGTTTTATGACCTGCGGTTGTCTTGGTATAATCATCGGAAGCATTGTCTGTTCCCTTTGTAGCAGGAAGTGAACCCTTGGTTGATAGGCTGGTGCCTTTGACAACCATGTTCTTACCCGGATCTTCTGTCTTGTGACCTTTTGTGGTCTTCTTATAATCTCCAGAAGATTTACCGGCTTCTGTCAATTCGTGAGTTTGATGCACTGGGTCTGGGTTTCCATATCCAAGAACTTCTTCAAGTTCTTCTTCAATGTTCATTTCTTCGACGGGTGCAGCAGGTGCAGCAGGTGCAACCGGTGCAGCGGGTGCAGCGGGTGCATCAGTTGCAGCGGGTGCATCAGTTGCAGCAGGTGCATCAGTTGCAGCAGGTGCAGCGGGTGCAGCGGGAGTTTCTTCGGGAGGTGGTAGTTGTTCACCTTCGACTTCTTGTTTTAGTTTTTCAGCCAACATGCTTTGGATTTTTGGTGTGAACGCTTCTTCCAATGCGGCCTTGGCGTTAGCAAGGGCGGTAGCACGTACAGCCTTTGCGTCTGCGATAGCTTGTTTTAGTAGATCTGACATAATAGTTTTATCTTTATTGTTGATGAAACTATTAAGAGTTTCAAAATGGTTGTTTTAGTATTCGCATCAAAGAATGATGCATTTTATAATAAATAAATATATACGTATTTACAAAAAATATAAAATATTTTGACTTTTTATATTTTATTTCAACTTTGAAACTGCTGCCGAAACACCTTCTGTAAGATCCTTGATTTCGAAGTATTTGTTTAAATTAGTTCCCATTTGTTCGTATAAAGCCTGCATACGTTGTTCTAGAACGTGTGCTTCCATAGCATACTTTCTGAATTCTTCGCTGCATTTTGCCATTTCTTTCATGTTGCGTTCTGGCATTACTCTATCAAACCAAGCGTCTGCTTCATTTTTTTGACGAGAAGACAATTCGTTTGTCAAAAATTTCTGAGCGTGCCCAGCAACTTCATTAAGTTTGTGTGCCAATTCCATCAAACTTACTTTGCGTTCAAGTAATTTACCATATTCATTATAACGACCGATTGCTTCCAATGCCGCCTTCTTTTCTTCAACAGACCAAGCGGCTTCTTGATGAACATTTCCATCCGTCTTGGTTTCAATTCCTTCGATCAAATTTCTTAGTTTTAGTACATTCATAATTTTAATATTTTAAGCGGCTGGTTCTTCTTGCTTTGGTGATTGCTCTGGCTGTTTTGTTGCCAAAGTTTTCATACTAGAGATAAGATCAGACATACCGGGTATATTCATATACGTAACAACATCTTCGGTAAATGAATCCATATCCTCCGGTGTTTGTACCTTCAGTTTGTCAACCATCTCGCTCGCAAGAGAATCTATAGTATTTGTTTTAAATGCATGGTCTAGCACTTTTTTGAAAAGAAAATGCGTTGCGCCAGAAGATCCAATTTTTACATATTGATTTTTTTCAATTTCTTTTTCGGCCTCTTCTTTTTCGGCTTTTGCTTTTTCTAACTTCGCTTTTGCTTCTGCGGCGTCCGCTTCTGCTTTTTCAACGTCTTCTCCAGAACCTTCTCCCGCATCCGCAGATGCTCCCGCTTGCGCTTCAGGGCTATCGCCTCCTTGGGCCATAGGGTCTCCGCCCGCCTTAGCCGCAGGATTTTGGGGTGCTTGGGACTGCTGTGCGTTAGTATTTTTTGGGGCTTCATTTGGAGTTCCTCCCGCTTTCGGAGTTTGTGTATCTCCGCCAAGAAGATCGTCCACCGTGTCTTCTTGTGGTTTATCCTGTTCAGTTTTTAAAGTTTTTTTCTTTCTTGCTTCGTATATAGTTTCCCAAGTTAAATCACTCAATCTATTCTTGCTGGCGTTATTTGATATTTCAGACAATATCTGTTTGAGATATGGATTGGTAATTTTACTATTCATATATTATAAATATATACGTGTTGTTATAAAATTACCTTACTTCGGATAGAATATCTCGGATGATATTTTCTATCTTTAGATATTTGTTGATGTCATTTGCTCCGACTGAAGCAATGACTTGACTGCGATTTACACCTTCATTGATCGAACCTGGCGACATATAAGCACCGCGTGTTGATGGCGAACTTACAAGATCAAAACAAAGTAGTTCAAAGTCGTCTTGAACTTCTACGGTGTTTTCATTCATCTGTCTTACACTGCCTAGACCACGGCTGCTGATGCCGAGGCGGACATTGTTCTTGATAAGTTCGCGGGCAATATTACCAGATGGTGTAGTTAGTAGTTCAATCTTACCAACAACAGTATCACCTTCCCAATGACATTCTACAACATTGTGCGATACGTTCTTTAAGTTAATGATGGAACTATCTGGATGATCCAGTTCACCGAGTGCTCTGCGTTCGCTGATGATTTGTTGATATTTTTCAACTTCACGAGCAAGCACTTCTTTTGGATATACACGACCGTTGTGATTTTTTTCTCCTGCTTTTTGCAATGGCCCAGATAATACAAGCGGAGCGTTTGGATTTGCTCGCGCTTCTGTCAGCATCTGGGGGGTGATGTCAAACGGTATAAAATCTACTAGTAGTTGCTTGCTCATATTTTATCCTTGTGGAAGTATATTCTTGGCGACAGGCGATCCTGCCGGTGTTGGCTTCATCGGTACAATACCGCCAACATTTCTTAGACCAGACTGTTGTGTAGAAGATGTTGTAGATGGATTTACTTGTATTTGAGAATCATTTAGATAATATTCAGATTCGGTAGAGTCCGGTTCGGATCCAACAAGTACGACGTAATATTTATCTTTGATAAAATAAATTTTTACATCCGAAACGTTGATACTATATTCTTTTTCAATCTGACCGACACTTCCTTTTGAAGCGTTTACACTCACCGTCTTTTTCAGAAATTGCTTTTTTAATTCTTCTACAAATTTTTTTGTGATAGCGTCTTCGTTTTTTTCTAGATCTAATTTGAAATTTCTGAATGATTGGGAAATGTCAACAACATTGCCACTTTGTGCTGGAGGTGGAGTAGTAGCGGTAGGAGCGCGACCTGGTGACATGCCGCCACCGGCAGATGGGTTTGTGCCCCAACTATCTTCTTTTAATATTTTTTTTGCTATGTTGGTTAGGTTCATATTATTTTCCCATTCTGTTGATTCTTTTGGCAATCTCTTTTAAACGGTTATGTATTTCCTTCATATCCGGCTGAGTCCTTGCCCATAAGTTTTCGTTGGTATATCCGCATTCCGTCTTTAGGCGTTCGCAAATGCTTACAAGATATTCAACTTCACCAAGCATCTTTTTGGCTTCACGTATTCCGTAAGAAATCTTGGCGTGATTTTTCATCATATCACTATCCCTGAAATTTCTATAGCGGCTGCGAGATTCCATTATATTCAAATCACGACGCACTGTCGGTAGACTTTCATTTTCTGATTCACCAATTGTTGTGTCATCTGTATCTTCTTTACCAACAACTTTTCCACCAGGCATACTTTTTTCTGTTGATTTCTTTTTGCTTTTATAACCGCGAAATGCTGCCGGTGTACGAATTGGTCCAGCACTTTTACCAGACGCAACATCCGCAGCACTGCCTCCAACGGCGGCTGTTCCTGTCATTTCTTCAATGACTTCTTCAACAAGTTCGCGGATTAGTTGTTTGGCGTCTTTCATTGTTTGAAGTTATTCAGTTCCTTGATAAGTTCATAACTCAACATCAGAGCCATGATTTGATTTTCCTTTACTAGAGTTCCTTTGGTAATCTTATCAAGTTGATTGAGCGTTTCATCAATCTTAATTTTTACCACTTCATTATTCACCACACTCTTTAGTTCGCTGATTTGCTTTCTAACTTCAGGAACTTCGGCATTGATATATTGGCGAAGCGAGTTGGTATTGCTGATGTTGTTGATATATTCACGAATAAGAATCTTTTGCTTTTCATCCAATCCTTTGTATTTTTCATTGAATGAATCAACCAGCAACTTATAAGCAAGCAAACGAACATCTTCATTTTGCTGTTGATATACTTTGACAAGGTCTTTCTTTTCTTCTTCAGATATTACTCTTGTTGGCGTCTTTGCCGCAGCAATGCTTTCAACAATACAATTTCTTGCTTTGAACATTTCACGAGGGTCGCTTTCAACTTCATTGACACAATCTTCAAAAACCTTGTATATACTAGCAAGCAACTTGTAGTTTGATATACTGCCCTTTAGAAAATCATCAAGTGGATAATGTTGCTTGATTTCTTTGATAAGTTCATACTTCTGAAGATTCAATGAACGCTCATTCAACTTCTTTCGGGTACGCAATACAGTATCTAATAATCTATCAGCAGAAACTTGGTCTTTTGTTTTTTCTTCAAGTATTACTCTATACAACGCATTCTCTCTTCCTAGTTCTGTATTTTCCGAAAAATACTTACGTAGCATATTGTTCGCTTTTGAGTCATCTTTTCCATTTAGTATATCGGCGGTGACTTGACGAACAAGTAGTTCAAATAATATACCCGCATTTTTATACTTGGAGTGTTTAAGCTTCTTCATATATTTTTATTATTTATAAATATGTTATTGTGTGATAAAAACTCCATTTTTACTGTTGTTTGTCTTCTTCTATCAGGTTTGATTCATCTAATATAGATTTTTTTTCAGTTATAACCTGCTTGTGCTTATTATTATATCTTGCTTTTAGGGCAGTTTTTATACTCTTCAAATCTTCGTCCATTGATAATGCTCCGCCTCTATATATATGGCGGGTTGAACGTTCTGTTTTAGACTTTTCTTCATTTTCCTTGTTGCCAAGGGGGTCTTCGCCAAAGTTCTTGGTATGTGATGATGTATATTTTTCCTTGTTTCCTGTTTGGTCTCTATTTCCACGTTCGCGGTCTTTGCGTGTTTCTTCTTCAAGTGCGGGTAATTCCCCTTCTCCGCCCCCTCCGCCACCCAATTCTTCACCGCCTCCACCGGAATCACCTCCGCCACCAAGGTCGCCTCCCAAATCTCCGCCGCCCCCGAGATCTTCCGGCCCTTTATCACTCATCTTTTGATTACTTGTAGCAGGATCATTGCCTTCGGACGTAATCTGTTCCATACGCCATACCTGCTTTTTGTCTTTTATCACGTCAGTGCCAATCTCCTCAATTTCATCTTCGGACAAGTTGAATACTTGATTATATATCCACTTCTTGCTGAACATGGTGCTTTCCATCATATCTGACGCCAGGCTTATCTTGTTAGACCAGATTTCCAACTTTTCTTGTTCAAAGATGGTGCTTGGGTTGCTTAGTTCAAGTTCAAAATCAACAAGTGTAGCGTCTTGATAACCCTGAACATACAAATGAACCACCGCAATCTTGGTTAGTTCGGATATGATAATACGCTGTATTCTGCCTATTGTTCTAGCAAATCTAACATCTTCAGCGGCAAGAGTTGCTTTACCAGACAATCCTTCTTCATATCCAAGAAATGCCTTTGGAATCTTGAGTGCCGCCATCATCTTATTACGAATATATTCCAAATCATCAATGCCTGTGAAATCCATTCCGGGCAATGTATCTATGTTTGTGCCACTATCGCTGCCACGAACTGGTAGATAAAAATCTTCAACCATATTATTCAAATTGAAGCGTAGGTTATAATCACCTGTGCGTTCGTCGATATATGGAACCTTCTTTACTTGGCTGATAATCTTCTGCATGGCCGCATCAATATCGGCAGGAGGAATATTTCCTACATCAACCTTGAATATACGCTTTTCGGGAGCACGCATGATGCGATGAATAAGCATTGCGTCTTCCATCAAACTTAGTTGCTTCCATACACGGCGTGCCGGTTCAATCATCGACTTACCATATGGCAAAAAGTTGCTGTCGCTCAATAAACGAAAATGTGCGATTTCAAAGTTTTCATATTCCATACCACCGCCCATACCATCGTGCTGATACTTTACATAGTTGATATTCTGCGGGTCGCTGCCTTCTATACGAGTGATTTCATATGGGCTGATTGGATGAACAAGAAACACGCCATATTCCGGCGAGATTTCCATACGTAGGAAAAAGTCGCCATACTTACACATATTGCGTGTCCAACTCCACATATTGAACTCAACATTCAAGATGTCATAGAAAAGATTTTCCAATATCTTTTTTACGTTTTCATTTTTGCTGCGTATGGTCAATACTTTACCAAACTCGCTTGGCACAAGACATTCGTCGCTGTATATGTCCAATGCACTTGCGATAATAGGATCCATATCCATAACGTCATAATCTCTAAACAACTCAAGACGGCTTGCTTGATAAGCCATACTCATGTCACGATTATGTAAGTTAAATGTGCTGCTGCGTAGACGATTGAAACGGTCTCTTAGGCTATTTCTGTCTGTAGCATATTGTATTTCATCTGTGTCAACAATCTTTAGTTTTTTGCCGCCCACATTACGAACGATAACGTCCGTAGAAAACATTTTCTTTAGTCTGCTAAATAAGTCTTTTGTTTCTGCCATAGTGTGTATATATATGAGCGCCTACAGTATAAATATATACCTATAGTATTTTTATAAAATATATTATCGTAGCAGCCAAGTTAGGTCTTCTGGTTTGGCACCGTGCATACCAGGTCCACCAACGTGCATTTGCCACGGGTTGTTATATACGCCGAACGGATTTACGTTTTTTTCACCATTTAGCGTCTTCATATTGTTTATCATTTGCTCTGGCGACGCTACTCCTATTCTGTCTATTATTGTGCGTGTAACACTATCTGCTTCTTTTCTAAGCCGTAATGCTACATCTCTTATCCATAAAGATATACCCATTGCCATAACAAGGTCGTCATTATATCCATCCATTGCTTCTGCTTTCGCAGATACTGCTCCACTTTTCCATATAAAAACTTGTAGTTCTTCTATAAGCCGCTTGCTGTGTATAATAACTTCTTTGTTTCTGAAATAACTTTCTAGTTTTGATATTAGCAGCGGGCGAGACTTATGTGATGTAGTAAAGCCGGGTGTCATTTTACGTTCTTCTCTATTCAACTTGTTGGTCATTTGATTTTCTACATCAACATATTGTAGGTCGGCGGAACTATAGAAAAGATTTGGATAGTTGGCATCAAGTACTTCTTGTATTACTGCCCAACCAACATTAGCATTTTCCACAACAAGCAATGCGTTATTATATTCTGTTGCCATTGTCATTAGTGCTCGTGCATATTCCTTGGTTGGCAACTTACCTTTATATTCAGCAACCTGCTCCATTGTTTCTATATCAAGTATTTGAGCGGCACTATAGTCGCTGGCATCGCCACGAGCAACGTCGGCAGACACCATATATGATTTACCTGCTTCTGGATACTTGAATATCCAATAACCTTTGTCTATTCCGCGTTTTTCCAACGGCTCACATACATGTGTTTTTTCATACCATTGTAGCGTTGGAATATCTATGACGGTATTGCCAGACGTGCTAAATTCACAATCACATTCTTGAGCCGCACCTCTTTCACCAGACAGTTTTGTTTGCTCATCTCTCCATTTTTGGTCTCGTTCTGGATGTAGATGCCAAGGCAAACTGATGCGGTTCATGTTGTTCTGACCCGCTTCAGATTCTGTCCACATCTTATGGAACCAGTTGCCTACGCCGTTTGGTGTAGATAGTATGATTGCTTTACCACCAGTTGATAATGTATATTGAGCAGACAGCCATATTTCTTCAATATTGTCAATAAACGCCGCTTCGTCAACCACCAGCAATGACAACGCACTTGAGCGACCAGATGTGCCCGCACTGCTCGCCGCCTTGATTTCAGAGCCATTTCTTAGTTTCAATGACAATCTATTGTCTTCTACCGCAGGCACTTTTAGCCAACTTGGTAGATTATCATTGGCGAATCTAACTTTCGTAACAATCGCCTTGGATGTTTCTTGTGTAATACTCAAGCACAAAATCTGCTTGTCTGTATGAAACGTCATTAGCCAAATCGCATAACCAGATACAAGAGTTGTAATACCCATCTGGCGACTCTTCAATATGATATTCTGGTCGTGTTTTACGAAGTCTTCCAATGCTTCATCCTGAAACGGATATGTAAGAAATGGCAATGTACCCCGTGTAGGATGTTGTATCTTTACATACTTCTTCATGAAATACACAGGGTCTTTGAGACACTTGGCGTATTCCAACTTTATAACATCTTTTAGATTTTGCGTTGCTGCCATATTTTAGATATGTTTGTATCTGTTGTATAATGGCGAAGTATGGTTGATATACACAATGTCTGGTATTTGGTCATCAACATATTTACGAAACATCTTGGCAGAAATATCCAATACTTTACCTTCGTGCTCTAGCCAATCGTGCGGCACTTCATATTCATCATCATAGTGTGTAATAAACTTACCAGCATATGGACCATCGAGCAAAAACAAGCCTTCAACTTTTCTACTTTTTATACCATACTTGGACAGTTCTTTACACAGTTCATTGGTCATAGGAGCACAATATCCTTGTGGATTGCTTGGATATTTGCCCTGTATTCGCATACATAAAGCAGATATAAGGTCATTTTGTGATATAGCACCGGCTAAGTCCATATCTAATATATATACGAAAGTTATATTATTTTATTTATAACATCTATAACATCTTGCGGATATATCTTCTTGGTGCATTCAAAATCCTTGTTTCGCGGGCACCACATCCAGTCGCCTTTGTCAAACTTACAGTCAATATCGTTCCAACAGCCATTACATACATTTTTGTTGATTATTCTATATGGCGTTTCAAACTCATTAAATTCTTCTGTAAATCCACTAATAAGTATGACAGGCTTATTTACTCCCCAAGCAAGCCAACTTAATCCAGAACTCAATCCGATGCAGAATTCGGCGTTGTGTATTTGCTGCATTCTTACTTCAAGACTATAATCGCCTGTCTTATCGATTGCGCCGGGTGGGATATAGTTCATTTTTGTTTTTGTTCCAAAAGAACTATATCTGTCTATGCACCATACTTCATATCCTTTTTTGTTCAAATAATTTATTACAGTTTTCCATCCGTCTTCATTATTCCAATATTTTGACTGAGCGGTACTTTGTGTAAATATACATACATATTTTTTCTTTGATAGAGAAGGCTTATCATACTGTAGTATTGGTTTAAACTCTTTGTTTCCAAGTCCAAGTATTTGTGATGCTATGTGTGAAAGCGATAATCTTTTCGGGTTCGTAATTAGCCGGTCTTTCCATTCCTCAAAATATCCTATGTTATACGTTGCATAATATGCATCATCGCTTGGGTTTTTATCCAAGAAGTTGATATTTGAATAAGACTTTTTAAATAACTCGCGCAAAGGCTTAGAAAATACAACACAATGCATTTTACATTTATGTTGTTTTCTAAACTCTTCAACCGACCCAATAAACGCAATAAGATCTCCCACACTTTCTGTATCAAGTATAACTTTTACGTCTTTACCTTCCGCATTATATACGTGAGTGTGTACCAACCTCTCCCAGTTTTCTCCAACTATTTCGTATACTTCTATCTTCCATTTACAGAAATATTTTATGCTACTTGTAGCCCACATATTATTTCCGATGATTGTTTCATATACTATCTGATTTTTGTCTGTATCAATAAACTTTATCTTATGTTTTCTGCTTATTGGTCCAAGTATTTCTACCTTTGGGCCTTGTGGAAAATTGATCAAAATATTATTTTTTGCGTCCTTGACTACTTTTTCACAGTTTGAGTAGCACTCGATGAGTTTATTTCCAAAAATACGTTCTCTATATTCACTATACAACCCAACCAATTCATGAACTCTGTTTTTGTATGAATTTGATTTTGCGTTCGCGAGTGCATCTTCTCTAAATTTATCATAGTTAGCGTCAACGTTCTTTATTGCAGCAATTGCCTCGTCTAAATCTCGTTTGCATACTGCCATACCTTTGTATGTATCTTCTTCAAATGTGCCTATGACTGGCAATCCACTCGCCATAGCCTCAAGTAATGTAAGGTTAGGATGACCGGCTTCAAGTTCAGAAAAGTGAAGAAATGCATCATTTTCATTATACAAATGAGTCAGCCATTTTTCATCAAGATCGTATAACTTAGTAAGACCAGTATAACCGTTTAGTTCTGGCTCAAGCGTCTTGAAGAAATTGTCATTGTTTCTTGGTCCAGCAATCGTAATTGGTAAGCCGAGCGTCTTTGCTGCCTGTATTGCAATCTTGAATCCTTTTCTATCTATGCTCTGGTCATATGCATATCCGTTGTTCGCTACACAAAGCAACTTCAAGTTTTTGTGTCTCTGGCGATTATTGAATGTAAAAATATCTGTATTTACCGCGTGACTAAAGTATCTAAGTTTCTTGCTACCAAAGTATGGCACAAGATACTTGCACGGAGAAAGTGAAAACACGCTGTTCTCAATCGCTTTTAGATTTTCTTTGAATAACTGGGAATCTTTGCCGTACAAATATGCATGATGATCGTGAATAGTGAAAATATATGGTATACCACGTCCGTGCAGCAAGTTTGCTAAATTTGCTACGTGTACATGCACAATCGTACTATCGTCGTATGTCACATCATCGGTGTATCTAATTTCGCTTCGGACGCCTATGTTTAGCATCTCTTGATGATAGTCCCATATGATTTTTTCTACAGCACCCCATCCATTCGGAGGAATGGGCAGCAAACCAGGATTTACATTAATTACCTTCATAATACGATTTCATTTCGATCAACTGTTCTTTTATGGATTTAGTTAATATAGTACCATTTAAACATTTGTCAAGTCTTTTATTTTCAAATGGAATTATATTAATATCTTTTTGATATACTTCTTTTATGGAACACAAGATATCATATTTCGATACACAGTCACTTTGTACGATGGTTTCTTTTTCGAACACTGGCCAGTACAACATCACCGTTTGGCATATTTTCGCCCACTCGAAGGTGGTTATTCCGTTCCACATCGCATTTTTATATCCTTTTACCTCACCTGTGCTATTTAGAAACCAGTACAATAACGATTTCGCCGTCTCGACTTCTGGACCTATGATTGAAGCCTTGATTATTTTTGTGTTCACCGATTTAGCCTTGATATAGTCAGATGCGCGTTTTTTCGATACACCGTATGGATCATCGTCCATCTCACAGTCTGTTCCCGGATGTATTACTTTGCATGTTGCATTTTCGGACAGCCAAACAGGAAGATCGTAGTTGATGTCGAATGTATTTGTTTTTTGTGGAATCGCACCGATGCAGTTTATGATATAATCCCCTTTGAAGTTTTTAACCGCATCTTTGAATTCTTCGGATGGAAACCTCGCATCAACAAACGCACAAGCGTATTTTCCTGTAAAATATTTCGCCACCATATGGCCCAACATTCCCCTATGTCCGAGTATCATTACGGTTTTTATTTCCATAGTATTTGTTTTTCTATCTTCATCTTTTTCATCAGAGTCAATCCGGGATTGAATGGCAATGTCAATATCTCCCATTCGGTGTGAAACTGGGCCTTTATATCTCTGACAGCCTCCCACGAATTTTCGCACAGATGTGGGGACAGCATTCCTTCATCTATTGGATATGAATCGTGCAATATCACAAATCCGTCGTCTATAATTCTGTCTTTTACGTTCATGAAATCCTTATACACTTGATCTTTGTTGTGATCACCGTCTATGAACGCCATGTCGAACTTTAAGTCTTTTGTTATTGTGTTAAAAAACGCATCACTTGTCATCTGAAATAAAAATACATTTTTGTCAAAATTCTTTCGCATGAAATTGACATCCACGGCATAACACTCTTTGGCATGTGTTTGAATTTTATTCAAACATTTTCCCTGAAATACGCCAATTTCCAAATATCTCTCTGGCTTAAGCCATTTTGCAATATGTTCGATCACTTCTACGTGCTCATGGGCATGTGGCCACGCATTTCTCAGATGTATTTCTTTCATGTCTTATAGTAGTTTAATTGTTTAAGTACTGCGTCAAGTTCTTCCTTCGAGACGACTTGATCTTTACTTGAATAGTCAATCGACTCTGACTGCGAGTTAAAAATATCCTTGTAGTGCATATAAAAATACTTGTCGTCTTGATTTGTTCTGGGCATTTCCTCGGAAGATATCATGATCTCGTGTATCTTTTCAGATATTCTAGGCTGGCCTATATCATATTTGAGACCAAATTTTTCGGCATATATCTCGAACAGATCTTTTATTCTAAAACTTTTCAGCTTAGGTATGACATTATATCCATTATAATTAAGACTGACTTCGATCAGGTCCATTGCCTGTTCTATAGTGATCATAAATCTGGTCATTTCCGGCGAATATAATGTAAGTGAATATTTGTTAAATATAGCATTCCAAATAAGTGGAATAACGCTCCCCGTAGAATTCAACACATTACCATATATTGCAGAACTCAGCTTACATCCAATTTTTGGAGGATTGACAATAAAAGATTCACCCGCGACAAATTTCATAGAACCATACAACGTTGTAGCAGCCCTGCTTTTATCGGATGAAATAAAACACGCGGCGCTGAACGAATTTTCTTCAGATACTCGCCTACTGTTTATGGCGCCTCTTACAATCACTTCTAATGCTTCTTCCACATTCTGATCAACTGCTTCTATCTGTTTAAGGCTGGCGGCGAATATTCCTATATCGTGGCCGACAGACGCTCTGCGCATGAGGTCATAATTTCTTATATCACCGATGACACATCGTATTTTTGGAAATTGCTTTTTTAAATAATAATGCTTTGCTTCGTCTCTGCTGTATATAGTAATCTCGTTATTTTCGTAGTATCTCTTAACGAGGGCTTTTCCCAAAAACCCAGCTCCACCGGTTATAAATATTTTTTTATTATTCATATACGTTTATGGACAGGTTTAAATCCAAAGTTATGTTGATTGGTTCTATTAAAACATTTTTATATAAACAACTTCCGACGTGAAATATTCTAAGTTCACATTTTTTGTCGGCTAAATTAATTGCGCACCAAGTATTAGCGCATAGTATTTGTTCATATATTACATTGTGACGGTTCGAATCTGGGGCGGCTACTACGTGGCAAGATATTGGGTTATGCTCCAAAGGATCGGAGTCGCATCTCACTGATAAATTTTTTTCGGAATCAAAGTGAATATTTAATCTAGTTTTTACTAGTCTTTTGACTTTATTAGCATTAACTATTTTCACGGAATGAGTATTTGCCAAGTTAAACACATTATACGCGGAAGAAATTGTCGATTTGTCAAAACTATACCAGGAATATTTTATACTATCATTATTTCCGTGTCTGTATGAAATTTTGTTAGATTTAAAGTCTAGTTCGGAAATATAATATGTATTATTTGCATGGTCCAAATTCCATTTATCATAGAATTTAGTCATTGCAGAACAACGAACTGGATTATATTCTGAATATGCCTGTGCGTAATTATATTTATTAAAGTTTAACTCGGCATAAACGGCTTTGTTTAGTAATTTCAAACGTAATGCAAAATCATTATCTTCATATTCCCCTCCAAGGAATCTTTCATCTAATAATCCAACTTCTCTGAATAACTGTTTGGTACAGCCAAATAATCCAAATCCAACCAGTCCGACGAAGCAATATCCGCAATGTAATTTTTTTATTATTTGGTCTATATCATCGCGATTGACCATAGTTTTGGGATTTACAAAAATCATAAATTCCCGAGAAGTTTCGTTTACCGAATAATTAACTAGTTGAGAAAAACTGTTAAATTTTTGGTATAATCTTGGCATTAATACCTCTATGTTGTATTTTGATTCTTTTATAGAATCCAACTGAGATTTTAAGATAGAAATGTCATCCGAAAACAAAGATACTGAAATATTTGTTGGTAAAATATATTCAAACATACTCTCTAGTCTTTCTGGTATTGTTCTTCCGCAAAATTGTATCACAAAATCTCCAGTTTGATACAAATTATCCTCTGAGTTCCAGTTTGGATAATATTTCAACACGTCCGGGTTGTTCGTTTTACAAAAACTGTTGCAACTTCGTTCATTTATAAATTTAGTTTTTGATTTATATTCGCTGTTCGATTGCAGCAATATTCTCATGGGCTGTTGCTCGTGGTCGAATACGTGAACATTTATATTTTTGAGACAATCTAAATTCAAATCATAACATTCGGCTAAAAATTTATGTATATTGTCGGTGTTTTTATAAAAAGAAGATCCGTTTGAAAGATAGGAATGTGCGTTTGATGTGAAAATCATTTCGTATTGATCATCTATGATTGACTCCAGTTTTATATCAAAGTTCATTATCATGCTGTCGATATCTATCCACCAAACCCAATCATAGTCACTTAGAACTGATTGCACTGCTTTTATTTTACTCCATTGAGGGGGTCTTGTTTTGTCGATGGAATCGTTAAATACAATCAAGTCATATTTATGAATATTCGCGTATCTAAGCTTATTCGGCACAGAATATTTTGCAAAATCTTCATAGTTTTTATCATACAATGTTACAATTGCTATTTTTTTGTCGTTTGAAGATTGATCATTTTTGTATATATTTCGTATACGATTTATTTTTTCCTGTTTTATATAATCTACAATTTCTGCAATACTTTTTTCATCTTTGCATCCATGATAAAATATAACTTTGTCTGGATCGTGGATATATTCCCACGCATATCCATACGCATCGCGAACAGACCCAACCAGTTTTTTTTGAGATTTTTTACCTTCAACTTCCACAACCGTGCTTAACAAATGCGTATTTACAAACGCAAATCCTAGATTTTTTTTAGCACTGTATTTCCATAAGCAGATATTAAACGGTGTCTCATCGTTGAATGGAAAATAATATTTCTTATTTCTCATCAATTCTGCGTTATTATAAATTTCCAACAATTCTGTGAAAAAGTTTAAACAACGCCGGTTGTACGAATAAAAACACGACCAAACATATCGTTGAGATTCTTTCTGTATACCAAAATATTCCATCAACGCATAATGGTTAAACTCTGTTTTCTTGTTTGATGTGGGATCTTGTTCCCAAGTAAATGGAAGTTCATGTGGTCCAAAACTTGCCAATGGATAATCGGTGTCACAAACTATATCGCGGGGATTAAAGCGAGAAGAAAAAATAACGTCCGAATCGGAATATATAAAATTTTCTTCTTCCGGAAATATTTCCATCGCTTTAATACACAATTCGGTTTTATAAAAATTAAAACACGGGAATTTATTGTGTGTATCTATTCTTACTTTTTTTATATTATTGGCATTTATGCTACTGTCAAAATTTAAAGTAAAATATAATATTTTTAAATCGGCTGAATTATTTTGCAAAGAGTCTATGCAAAATTTTACCTGATATTCGTACTTAGCGTCGCTGTATAAAACTATTACCATATTTATTTTCTGGTGCAAAAAATTGATTCGCTGGATCCAATTTTGGAATTTGCCCGAGTAATTAATTTATCATCTATTTCATATCCCATAGATATCACCTTTTGTTTCAGCATTTCATACTTTTCAATGCAGTCTGATTCAAAGAAATGGCATTCTATAAACATATGATCTATATTTTTTGATATATTGCTGTTTAATTTTTCAAATATTGAATACTCTGCCCCCTCTACATCTATTTTTAGTAAATCTATGTGATCGAATTCTTTGACAATTTCTTCTATAGTAATGGTATCAACGACAGTTTTTATTTTGTTAATAGAACCTGCACCGTGATGCACTATTTTTTCGGGGGGTATCGTTGTACTTATGATAGAATTTTCTTTACATTTGTAAAATGTGATAGGTTCATTGCTATAACTGAGTGCTTTTTGTATGATTTTCACGTTATCATTTAACTCGTAGTTTTTTTTCAAATCATACAATGCTTGGTCGTCGCATTCAACTGCTAGAATTTTTTTCGCAAGTTTATTTTGAATAAGAAATTCCGTAAAAATTCCTATGTTTGCTCCCACGTCTATCGCGGTATTAAATTTTTTTCCAGTCTTAAACCAACAATCGTATTTATTTTCGACAAAATATTCTAGATAATTTATAAAATATGGGGCTTTATTACTCAATGTTACTGTTGGGATATTTACAAATTTATGAAAAAATGGATATTCGTAAATTTGTTCATCTGTATTTCTGTTATACACACAAAACTTTATACCAGATATAAATTCCGACGTAGAATAGTCGCAGATACTCTTTGGGATGGGAATCATCCAGTAATTACAGTTTGCGGGAATATGATCATACTCTGCGGACCATAATACTGCGTTTGACTTATATTCTCTGAGAGTAATACTTATGGGTAAGTTTATGTCTTTATCGCACGAATATGTTACTTTTTGTTCACCCGAATCCCAATTGACGGTAAAATTGTATTTTGTTTTATTTAATTTTGACAATGTTGCGTATATAAAATTCTGTCCCATGCCATATTCAATTTTTACATCAAGCCCCTTTGACTTTAATTTTTCACAAAATTGATTAACTTTTTCTGGAATATGGTGTTCTATAAAAAATTTTTTAACCATCGACAAATCCGACTGAGATAGTTCATCGAACGCAGAGTCTTCAAATCCTTCTATGTCCACCTTTAGATAGTCTATAGGCTTCCCTATCATATTTATCACGTCCTCGATTCTCACCGTGGACGTTTTATATTTTGGACCAATATTAACCGGATTATGCGGCCAATGATATAATTCTATTTCTTTTATGTCTTTATCTATAGCGTTTTGATATATTTTTGCCGAAGGAACGTTTTTCTTCAATATTTCAACCATATTCGGATCAGGTTCGAAGCAATATATTTCTCTCGCACCTTTATCATAAGCATATCTTGCGGACATTCCGATATTTGCTCCAAGATCCACGAATACGTCCCCGGCATCAACCGTTACGTCAAAGCGCTCAAGTTCTTTGTATACAAAATTGTTCCAGTACATACACGCCCCATCTCCATATTTTTGTAGTATTTCCATCGCCGTGTTTGGATATTTGTATGAGGAGAGATCTTCTTCACCTTTCATTGTATAAAATTTTTTTTCCATATAATCAATTTTTAACGTTTTTAATATTTTGTTTATATTATTTTCTTTGGAATCAAGGTCCAAGTACTGTATATTTTCGTACTTGTCATACATACCAAGATACACAGGTAAGTTGTATATCAGCGATGGTATGTTATATGATATTGCTTCGCGTATTACAAGCGGACTGGTTTCTTTATCATTGTTTGTGCCACGAGAAGTAAATAGAAACAGGTCTGCTGCCTGATAAAAATTATGCACATCTTTGCGTTCATCCCACCACGTACAGTTTGGAGGAAAATCTTTCCGCAAAGGTTCCCAATAAAACTTGAAATTATCTGCTTGGTTTCCGATAAAATGAAACTGAATGGGATAATTGCGAAGTTGCTTGGCATATTCTATTATCTCTGCCTGATTTTTTCTTGGCGTAAATAAGCCGACATTTATAACGTGTTTCTTATTTGGGTCCAAACCAAGCACCTTTAATGCTTCTTCACGCGGCTTTCTTGGATTTATTACTATTGGATATTCACATACATCCATAGGTACATCCAAAGATTTCAAAGTTTCCATTTGATATTTGCTTACAAACAATATTTTATCTGGAAACATTGTTTTACTTTGAGGATTAAAACTGCTGTCGTGAGAAGTTTCTATGAGTTTATATTTTCTATCCTTTGAATACAATTCAATGGCAAGATTACCATCCATGAAATATTCCGGCATTTCTTCAAGATGTACAACTTCTGGATTTATCTTGTCTATGATGTCCATTGCTTTCATCTTATTCTCACCCAACTCAAAGAATCTATCCTTTAGTATTTCCTTGATTTGGTTTCTTTGCACGGTAAATCCGCCGTGATTTGAATATTCTATGCAATATACTTCGTGCTCTTTTACTAAGATTTGTATCTTCTTAAGTAGATACTGAGGAGACCCACCCGTTGACAGATGCGGAGCAATGTATAAAATCTTCATAACCGTATATTAAAACATTTATTGCTACTGTCAATCTTTTTTATTTAATACTTTATCAATTTCTGTATTAACTTTCTTTAATTCTTTTTCCGCCAACTTAATTTTCTTAAGACAAGTCACCCAGTCTTTTTGTATATTCTTTTTTAGTTCACCTCTCGCTTCGTTGCTCCATTCTTCTACCATACCCGTTTGATTTGCCCAAGTAAGTGTCTTCGAGTCGTCGCTTTCGAGATAGTCCTTACTTTCACGTAATTTTTGCTTTATATCCAACAAATATGATAGTTCATTTTCTATCAACTTCTTGGTTTCGTATAACTTAAACTGACCCTTGATTCTCAGATCCGTTTCTTCTTTGGCAACACAGTCGAGACACCTCTCGGTTCGATTATACATTTTACGATCCTGTCTTGTGCCCCAGCGTATTTCTCGTCCGCAGCAAGAACATTTGTCATTCATTTCTTCGCGTATAATATCCATAACGCGAGTAACTGCTTGTGGACCACTTGCTTTTTGTATCCACTGTTTGCCACTGGCGTCGGTCCACGTTTCGCCTTCTTTGCGTATGATGTACTTATCCGCGTCTCCTGTATATCCTACTTGTATGAACGGGCGTTCGCCCGCCACATAACCTTTTATGATATCTATATTACTTTTTCCTTGGGCTCGTTTCATAAGTGTATAACCTTTATTTCTTATATATATGGTTAAATGTGGTTATCTTACTCATAAATCCAATAAATTTGAATAATAAGTTTTTATAAACGACAACTTGTCCTTTGCGTCCGCAGCACTGCCCATAAAATGTACAAACACCGTTTCCTCGTCAAATTTGTTATATAATTCATTTTCGTTAATAGAAACGAACCTAAATTGTTCTTTAAATTTAAATACATTGGACATTTCCAATACGTTAAAATAACAATTCAAAAAACTTTGTTCAAAGAAATATTCCCCATCCCACACAGATATAAAATTATTTATATTGTCGAAGTGTCTACGCATAGTCGGCGTGTTTTTAAAAAAGAATTGACCGGCATTGAATGGAAATGTATTACTCTTTTCAAGCCGTTCAATTTCCTTTCCAGTATACTCTATCAATCTGTGATATATAGACTTATGCATCCCGTGACTGCATCTATGCGCACCAGAATAAAAAATATTTGGTCTAGTTCTTTCCTCAAATATTTTTGATAAATCCCCAACGGCAAGTATATCCAAATCTAAAAATAATATCTGACCATAGTCGTCTATTTTTCCATACTCGTATATTTTAAGTTTTTGCATAGACGCATCGACTGGATCTTTAATAGTCGGTCGTACAAGATAATCCACCTTAAAATGTTTTAACTCTCTGGCTTTTTTTATTTCTGGTAAAGTTTTCTTGTCTGTAATGAACAATAGATCGAAATTTTTATATGGCTGCTTTTTAAGCGTCGAAAGCAATAGTTTCATCAGTTTTGCATATGTTTTATCACCGAAGAACGTGAAGTATATTAGATTTTTTTCTCCAACAACTGTGCTATCTTTTTCTATAGACGCACCCTCGAATATCCACTTTTTTGCTAAATCTACGTTACCTTTACTTTTTTTATTTTTTACCAGATGGGTACCGGTATCATTTTTTGAGAAGCGGTCGGAATCTTTTCGTCTTATAATTTTTTCTCCCCACGTACCCTTTTTATTATATGGATAAAATATTATAGTGTCACACTCATTATATTGTTGTTCCGACACTTCTATATATTTTGTTTTTTGGAGAAAAATTTTTTCATTAAACGTTCGATTAATATCCGTTCGATATACAGCAGAATTATTTTTATCTAAAATAAATGCAATAAAATCTATTTCTTCTAAATTTCCTATAAGATTGTAAGGTATGTCGATTCGCATAATATAACCATATGACAATAAATATACGTTGTCAAAACATTTTAATATGGACCCGGCGTTGGTGTTGGCTCTGGCTCTGGAGTTGGATCTGGCGTCGGCTCTGGCGTTGGTTCCGGAGTAGGCTCTGGCGTTGGTTCCGGAGTAGGCTCCGGCGTTGGTTCCGGAGTAGGCTCCGGCGTTCCTGGAGGAGTTGGTTCCGGTGTTCCATATGGAGAAGCGGCGGGTGTAGAGGTCGGTGCCGGTGTTCCATACGGAGACGCCGCCGGTGTTGGGGTAGGTGTTCCATACGGAGACGCCGCCGGTGTTGGGGTAGGTGTTCCATACGGAGACGCCGCCGGTGTTGGGGTAGGTGTTCCATACGGAGACGCCGCCGGTGTTG